CCCGGAGTGGATCGCTGTTGCCATCGTCGCGGCAACGATCGTCATCGTCGCGTTCGCTGTGCTCTACATGGCGCGCCGTCGCCGCCGCAAACAGGAGGCCAAGGTATGAGCTGGATCAAACGCGCGTGGCGCTGGTCGCGCACCGTCTTTCTCAATGTTATGTCGCTTGTCGGCGCCGGCATAGGCGAATTGCTCAATTACCTGCTCGGCGCCAATTGGGCGAGCGTGATCGACAATCCGCGCATGCTGTTCTGGTGGCTGCTGGCGATGAACGTCGTCAACATTCTGCTTAGGCTCGATACACGCGGGCCGGTCGGGCAGAAGGACCAGTCTTGATCCATGTCGGCAGCGGCGCTCATGACCAGCGATATCGAGCGCATCGCCATCCTCGAACAGCNNGGACGACGTTCACGAAACGCGCAAGAAGGTCGAGGCGATGCACGACCTGATGATGCAGGCCAAGGGCGCGAAATGGGCAATCCTGACCTTGGCCGGCGTCACCGGCTTCGTCGCCGGCCTCGCGCACAAGGTTTTTCCGTTTCTGTGGGCGGCCCCGCGATGATCGAGAAGGCAATTGCGCTTTCGGTGGCGCTCGCGCTCGGCCTTGCCGCGGTCCTCTATCTCGATCCGATCACGATCGGGCCGCCGATCATCGGCATCTTGCTGATCGCGTTTTTTGTCATGATTGCCGTGCGCGAACTGACGGGCGGACGATGACATGATGGGATGGATCGTGAATCTGATCGGCGGGCCAATCGTGCGCGGCCTGATCGACGCCTACAGGGCGAAGCTCGACGCCGCGAATGCGCGCGACCGCCTTGCGGCCGACCTCGCGGCGAAGGAGATCGAGGCCGGGATCGACGCGCGCCGGCAGGCAAACGCGCTCATCATCGCCGAGCAGGGGCGCTGGTACACCGCCATCATCCGGCCGCTGCTCGCGGCGCCCGTCATCATCTATCTCTGGAAGGTGATCGTGTGGGACAAGGTGCTCGGGCTTGGCACGACCGATCCGCTCACCGGCGCGGTCGGCGAATGGGCCGGCATGATCGTCGTCGCCTATGTCGGCGGGCGGTCGATCGAGAAGGTGGCGCGCATCTTCGCGCGGCGGGCGTGACCATGGCGCGGAATACAAACGCGCAAAAAATCCGTGGCGTTTGCAGAGCCAAACCAATTATACGCCCAAGGACATCGAGGAACGCTTTGACGAAGCAGCCGCCACGTTGCAGCGCCTGCCCGACACGCGAGTGCCTGGTTATTTCAGCACGTGGCCGCCGATTATCCGAGCCGCGGTCGAGGCCTACGGCTATGATCCCGCACGCATGCCGCGGATCGCCCCGCAGCCGCAGGCCATCAGCCGCATGGAGGAGACGTTCACGTGGCTTACATGGCTTGAGCCTGACGACGCACGGATCGTGTGGCTTCGGGCCGAAGGCGTTCGCTGGAAGCCGATCTGCTGGCGGGTGGGTCTGTCCCGCGCCGTGGCGTGGCGCCGGTGGGTTGCTGCGCTGATCACGATCGCAAACCGGCTCAATTCCAAGTACATCGCGAGCAGCGCAAAGGGTCGCAAGAAAGGCGTGATCGCAACCATCGACGAAGCACGTCGCGAAGGCCTGCTTTAGCCGTCGCATAAACCGCAAAACACGTCGAACTTTTGGCTTCAACAACGAAACGGATTTCGGCACAATTCCTGGCATGATCGCGGGACGCGCGCCCGCAATGCCCCGGCCCATAGGTTCTTTCAGGAGGCGAGCGAATGCGGGCGGCAAAGGCCCGATCGAAATCTAGCGGCAGAACGGAATTCCGGTTGCGCACCCTGGGTGCGNNCGCACCCTGGGTGCGCACCGACGGGTGCGCGGTGCGCACGGCCGCGTCGAAGCTTGGAGACATCGCTTGCAAATCGAGACGCGGCCGATCGAGCGGCTGATCCCTTATGTTCGCAACGCGCGGACGCATTCGGAGGATCAGATCGCGCAGATCGCCGCCTCGATCGCCGAGTTCGGCTTCGTCAATCCGATACTGATCGGCGCCGACGACGTGATCGTGGCAGGCCACGGCCGCGTGCTCGCCGCAAAGCTGCTCGGCCTCGCCGAGGTCCCGGTGATCGTGCTCGAACACCTGAGCGACGCGCAGCGGCGCGCGCTCGTGATCGCGGACAACAAGATCGCAGAGAACGCGGGCTGGGACGAGGCGATGCTGCGCGCAGAACTCTCCGCTCTTCGCGAGGACGAATTCGATCTCGACGTGCTCGGCTTCAGCAACGCCGAGCTTGTTCTCATTCTCGATTCGATCGATGGCAGTTCTTCGCTGGGGGGTGAGGACGCCGGCGGCTCCGGTAATCCTCCCGCCGGATCGCCGGCGTCCGAACCGTCCACGACGCTGGCGGAGCGGTTCGGGATTCCACCGTTTAGCGTGCTCGACGCGCGCAAGGGCTGGTGGCAGGAGCGCAAGCGCGCCTGGATCGATCTCGGCATTCGCTCCGAGCTTGGTCGCGGCGCCGCACCGGGTGGCAGTCCGCGTCCGCTCGATCGGGCGCGGATGGCGAAAACCGCATCACCCGGCGGGTCACCGTTGCCCGCGGCGAACTACTCGAAATCCAAAGCGCGGGGCGACGGCCGCGGCCGGCAGCTGGCATGAGCAATCTGAACTTCGTCAAAGGCGACCGCGAGGCGGACGATCTCGATCCGGTGTCGCAGGCGACCCTCGAAGTCGGATCGGGCACCTCGATCTTCGATCCCGTCATTTGCGAGATCGCCTATCGCTGGTTCTGCCCGCCGGGCGGCACCGTGCTCGATCCCTTCGCCGGCGGCTCGGTCCGCGGCATCGTCGCTTCGAGGCTGGGACGGCGCTACGTCGGCATCGAGCTTCGTGCTGAGCAGGTAGCGGCGAATGTCGCCCAGTTGCATCTTGCCGACGGTTCTGAGCCCGAATGGCGGCAGGGCGATGCGCGCGAGATCGCGCGGCTCGCCGCC